ACAGCACCCGTGCAATGCTGCAAATTGCCGCAACAATGCTTTCAAGGAGTAAACAGTAATGGATTGGCTTAAACAAATCGCGCCCACAATCGCCACGGCAATGGGCGGTCCACTGGCGGGGATGGCTGTCTCGGCTATCTCCAAGGCAATCGGCGTAGACCCAGACAAGGTTGGCGACCTAATCTCCAGCAATAAGCTGTCAGCCGAGCAGATTGCTCAAGTCAAAATGGCTGAGATCGAGTTGCAGAAACAAGCGCAGGAGCTTGGCCTCAACTTTGAAAAGCTGTCTGTAGAAGACAGGAAGTCTGCGCGTGACATGCAAGCAGCAACAAGATCAATCGTGCCACCTGCACTGGCTGCAATCATCACCGTCGGGTTCTTTGGCATTTTGGGCATGATGTTGTTTGGCAAGGTTGACGGCAACAACCCGACGATCTTGATGATGCTGGGCAGCTTGTCCACTGCTTGGACGGGCATCATTGCTTACTACTTTGGCTCCTCTGCTGGCTCACAGGCCAAGACAGACCTTCTTTCTAAGGCTCCGGCAATCAAATGACACCACACTTCACCCTCGCGGAACTGACCGCTACAAGCCACCGCCAGTTTGACAACACGCCAAACGAAGCCGAGACTGCCAACCTGCAACGACTGGCCGAGTTCTTGGAGCAGGTAAAAACGGCGCTGGACGGCAAACCGATCATGATTAACTCTGGATTCAGGTCAAAGCAGGTCAACGACAGCGTTGGCTCCAAAGACACGAGCCAGCATAGAATCGGCTGCGCGGCAGACTTACGTGTCCCCGGTATGACGCCAGACCAAGTGGTGCGTGCAGTGATTGCTGCGGGTTTACCCTTTGACCAAATCATCCGTGAGTTTGATGCATGGACGCACATCAGCGTAACCAACACACCAGACGGAACCCCGCGCAGGCAGGCGCTTATCATTGACAAAGCAGGCACTCGACCTTTCGCCTGATACGTGGGAAAATGAAACATGCCTCTACAAAAACTCCAGTTCCGACCCGGTGTAAACCGAGAGTCCACCACGCTCGCCAATGAGGGTGGTTGGTTTGAGAGCGACAAAGTGCGCTTTCGCTCGGGCTCGGCAGAGAAGATCGGTGGCTGGGTTGCTGACACGGGCACATCCAACGCTACGCTGGCTCCTCCTACGGGCTCGTTTTGGGGCGTCTGCCGGTCGCTGTGGAACTGGATCACGCTGTCTAGCTACAACCTGTTGGGCGTTGGAACCAACCTCAAGTTTTATATCCAGAACAGCACGGGCGGCACTTTTTACGACATCACCCCAATTCGCAGCACCACGGCTGCTGGCGATGTAACTTTTGCCGCCACCAACGGCTCAACCACCCTGACGGTTACCGATGCCGCGCATGGGGCGCAAGCTGGGGATTTTGTTACGTACAGTGGTGCAGTCACGCTCGGCGGAGTAATCACCGCCGCTGTGCTGAATAAAGAGTATCGAGTGGTGGCCGTCACCAGCAATAACGTCTACACAATCACCTCTACCGTTGCAGCAAACGCTTCGGATGTCGGTAATGGCGGCAGTGCTACCGTGGGCGCGTACCAAATCACAACTGGCTCGGATGTTTACACGGTCAGTGTGGGCTGGGGCGCTGGTGGGTGGGGCGGTATCACCACGGGATATACAAGCACAGGTTGGGGCTCACCTGCTCCCGCTGGTGTCGGCCTTGGTACGCAGCTTCGCCTGTGGAGTCAGTCTAACTACGGCGAAGACTTGATCTTTAACCCCCGTGGCGGCGGGCTGTATCTTTGGGAAACCAACGCCAACCCAAACATTTTTGATCGGGGCACGCTGCTCACCACCGGGGACACCCCAGACATTTGCAATTTTGTTATGGTGTCAGACGCCTCACGGTTTGTAATTTGCTTTGGTGTAAACGACTACGGCTCCGCCGTACAGAACCCCATGCTGATACGCTGGTCAGACCAAGAAGACTACACCCAGTGGACACCGGCTGTTACCAATCAAGCGGGTAGCTACACACTTAGTCACGGCTCCCAGATCGTTACCGCCATGCAGGCTCGGCAAGAGATTTTGGTTTGGACAGATTCTGCTATCTACTCTATGCAGTATCTGGGCGCTCCCTACGTTTGGGGATTCCAGATTCTTGGCGACAACCTGTCTATTGCAAGTCCAAACGTAGCGGTGACGGCCAACAACATCACCTACTGGATGGGGGTGGACAAGTTCTACATGTACTCCGGTCGCGTTGAAACGCTGCCCTGCACGCTGCGCTCCTATGTTTACAACGACATCAACATGTCGCAGGCGTTCCAGTTTTTTGCTGGCACGAACGAGGGATTCAACGAGGTCTGGTGGTACTACTGCTCGGCCGACTCCACCACCATCGACAAGTACGTGGTGTACAACTACCTTGAGCGCGTCTGGTACTACGGCACGTTAAACCGCTCCGCTTGGCTGGACAGTCCGCTGCGTGTGGAGCCTATGGCAACCACCTACGGCAATCAGCTTGTGTACCACGAGACGGGTGTGGATGATGGCACAACCAACCCACCTTCGCCTATTACTGCGTATGTACAGTCTTCGGACTTTGACATCGGGGACGGGCACAACTTTGGTTTTGTTTGGAGGCTCATTCCTGACGTGACCTTTGATGGCTCCACGGTTAACGCTCCTGCGCTGGACTTCACGGTTCGACCCCGGCAGTTCCCCGGCTCCAACTACGGCAACTCAAACAACCCCGAAGTGGTGAGCACCGTGAGCTACGCCGGACAACGTACGTACAACGTACAGCAGTTTACTGAGCAGGTCTATGTCAGGATTCGCGGGCGTCAGATGGCGTTTAAAGTTAGCTCCGACACGCTCGGCACAGCGTGGCAGCTTGGTGTTCCTCGGATTGAAGTCCGACCAGACGGCAGAAGGTAAGCATGAGCAACCCTCTAGTCCGCGCTCCGCGCCTACCGACTGCCCCGGTTGAGTACGATGCTCAATACATGGCGTCGCTTATTAGCACCCTGCGGTTGTACTTTAACGAGTTGGACAACCCCGGCGCAGTAGTTGCATCCACACAGAATATAAACAACGAGATTGTCACCGCGCTCAGTTTTAGCCAGCCCGGAGTGACAGCCGGAACCTTGCGTATCAGTCTTCCAACACAGGTTGACCAAGCAGCGGGTAGGCTCAAGACCGGCGACGTTTACTACGACACAACCACGTTTGTGCTAAAGGTATCGCCATGATAAACTCGACCCACCCCCGATTTCAGAGGCAACCATGAATCAAACTGCACAAGGACTCGCTGCGCTAGGTCGCGGGCCTGACACCATGCTGGTACACATGGCCCCCGAAGAAGTCGCGGGTCTGCAAGCGCTTGCTCTGAAACACGGCGGCACACTGACCATCAACCCAGAGACGGGTTTGGCCGAAGCGGGCTTCTTAAAAAGCATCTTGCCGATGGTGGCTGGCTTTGCGCTTGGCCCTGCCGGGTTTGGGTTGATGTCTTCCGCTATGGCGGGCCTTACAGTCGGCGGCATTTCCGCCCTCAGTTCTGGCAGCTTGGAAAAAGGCTTGATGGCCGGTCTGGGCGCGTACGGTGGCTCAGAGTTGGGTGTTGGTTTTTCAAACGCTGCGCCAGCCCCAGAGGCACTTGCCCCCGCAACCAGTCCCGCAGTAGCACAAGCACCAAACGTGGCTGCAATCGGCAGTTCTGGCCCACCGACCCTTGCAAATGCGGCAACGGGGCCTGCCTCGGGTTTTAACCCCGCGTTTAACCCTGCGGCCAGCACGTTCCAAGCGCCTGTTGCACCTCCAGCATTCCCTACCACACTCACGCCACCTCCGCCTGTAAACATTGGTCCAACGCCAGTTTCGTTTGATCGCGCTGTGTCTGGGTTCAAAGCAGTTACAGACAGCCCCGGTGCAGCGTTGGCGTTTGCTAAAGATAATGTCATGCCGCTTACTACACTGGGTATTGCCGCGCTCTCCTCGGACGACAAAAAAGGTGCAAAGCCAAACGCCCCGGGCATGATTCGCCCCTATACGTATTCCCGCACTAAGGTTCCCGGGGCTTTTGACCGTACCGAAAACGACCCGATGTCGTCCAGAGAGCGCCGGTACTTCAACGAGCAGTACACAGCACTTACCCCATACAAGGCCCCCGGCCCAGAGTACATGGCAGAGGGTGGCCCGGTTGAGGAAATGTCAGACGCCAACGCTATCGGCATGAACACAGGCTACCCGCAGTCGGACATCCGCACGGGCGCGTACGCAACGCCTTACCAGCAGCCAATCAGCCGCAATGTAGTCACAGGGGTACAAGACGCTGGGGTTAACCCCTACACTGGCCAAGCTCAGTTTGCTGATGGCGGCTCCGTTGGCGGCTACACCTTTGACCCAAGGACGGGGCTTTACACCAGACCCGGCGGGCAGGGGGCCACAACGGTTTCGCCTACCGGCGGTCTTTCTGGGGCCAGTGGTTCAAGTGGCGATAATATGCAGCCGATAGACCCGCGTACTGCGGCGTTCTTTGACAACGAGACCCCGCAAGAGCGTGATGCCCGCATGATGAGCGTGGATCGCGCCATAGGGGCGGCTTTGGGGTTTGTGCCGGGGCCAATCGGGGCTCTTGCGGGGCTTTCTAATCTTGCAAACAGCGGTCAGTTGGGCACGCTTGCTGGCGGAATTGCAAACTTTTTTGGCGGCACGCAGGCACCTGCACCTGTGAGCGATCTGGGTACTTACTCTGGAGTAAACCCAATGGGCCAGACAAGCTACGAATCGGGTGTGGGCAATCCCGCAGAAGGTGGCGGTGGTAACCAGTCTGGCAACTCAGAAACTGGGGGCCAAGGTACGGGTGACGGCGGTGCCGGTAGTGGTGGTGGGCGAAGCGCGGGCGATGCTCGCGGCGGGTTTTACAACAACGGCAAATTTGACCAGCGCCCAGCAAACATGGCTCAAGGTGGCATCGCCAATCTCGGGGACTACTCCGACGGCGGCAGACTTCTGCGTGGCCCCGGTGATGGCGTGTCCGATGACATCCCCGCAATGATTGGCCAAAAACAGCAAGCACGTCTTGCTGATGGTGAGTTTGTAGTCCCCGCACGCATTGTGTCTGAGCTGGGTAACGGCTCGACTGAGGCTGGCGCTCGTCAGTTGTACGCCATGATGGACCGGGTGCAGAAAGCCCGCAAGAAAACAGTCGGCAAAGACAAA